CATGTGTTATCCTTAAACAGTCGGCGTAATTTCCATTCGCCAGTTAGTAGTACTTGCAATATACACAAACGGCACATATGCTCCATTAATATCTAATATAAATGCATCAGCAACACCTTCAATTGTATTGCCGCTACCTGGTATCACTGATACCGGATGTGCTAAAAATGTATATGCAACATCCATTACAGCAACTATTGATCCATCTATCGGCGAGGTCGGAAATGTAATATTAAACGATCCAGCTGTTGAGTCTGCTCTAACTAAATCAATAAGGTTTGCAGTATAATTTGATGTTTTTATTGGTGTTGAATTTAATCCAGATCCAGATATAACAGTTCCAACCTGCCCCCAATTTGATCCATTATACCCTTCAAAATATCCACTAGCAGTATTATATCGAATATTGCCGCCTGTAGGTGACCCAGGTCGTAACGACGAATCCCCAGATGGTAATGTAAACGAAGTTGTTACACTAGTTGCGTCAAATGACACTCCAGACAATGATAAATTTCCAGTTGTTCTATTAAGTGCTATTGCAGTAGATCCTAAATATAAATTTGAATTTCCTAATACCGTAGACGGAATAGTACCAGTTATATTTGATGCTGATAGTGATGTAAGATTTGCACCGGATACTGCACCAAACAAACCGGACCATGTTCCGGTTGTAATTGTGCCAACACTAGTTAATGAGGATAGTGTCGATACTGTTGAGTTAACTAATGTTCCAGTAGTTGGCAATGTTACAGTAGTATCAGCAGTAGAAGTAAGTGTTATTGAGTATGAACCGCTTGTTGCTAATGTTGATCCAGTTACTAATGTCAATGTTGCACTAGTAGCAGGTGATGTAATTATTAATTTGTTAATCGATGTAGCAGTAGCTACACCTAATAACGGAGTAGTTAATGATGGAGAAGTTGCAAATACTAAACTACCAGACCCTGTTTTATCTGATATAATACCAGCTAGCTGAGATGATGTGGTATTTGCAAATACTGCTAATGTATTTTCTTTATATGCAATAGTACCGCCAGTATCAAAATTAACTGATGATGCACTAGTACCAGTAAACGATACCGAGTTATTTATAGTTAGTGTTTGTCCGTCGACTATAGTTAATGTTGCACTAGTTGCAGGCTCAGTAATTGATAACTTATTTAATGAAGTAACACTAGTTAACCCAGTAAGAGTCACAGTGTTACTACTTGTAAGGGTTGACGATAAAACAATATTATCATTAGTTGACGCCGATTGAAGAATTAAATTCCCTGTGCTACTTTTAACAGTATTTGTATTAATGTTGATATTACCGATATCAACTGTAGTACTCTTAATATTAGTTGAACGAGTAGTTCCGGCAATATCTAGTAAGTATGCAGGTGCATCAGTATTAACACCAATTTTAAAATTTATCGGGTCGGGATCAGATAAACTGAAATATAAAAGATGTGATTCGATCGAAAGGTCTAACCCATTCCGCACCAAATTTGATGCCAACATCGGTCCTGATATGTTACCAATTGCCATGTATTTTCCTTATTCTACATTCTTATAGTGCATTTATTTGTCAAATCCGTGTAACACAGTAACAGGTTTTCCGTATGGTACGCTTGAATTAAATTTTAAATAATATCCTAATTCTACATTTGTTGGCTCAACTATTGTAAATGATGTGTTTATTGCGATAATACTAGTATTAGTTGCTCTATTTAAAGTTACACTTATCAATGCATTGGTTATTGGATCAGATACATAACTAGAAACAGTCGGTAATACAATGTACGTTAATCCTGTAGGAGTACCTGCAGTAGTAGTTATTCCGTTGCCAGTTGCAGATGTTGATAATGTAAATGTTGTAGTGCCATTAGTTGCAATAATATAATAGTTAGTTGGATTTATATATCCTGCTATAGACCCAGTACCACCATATGTGCCACTAATTGTAACTACTTGTCCAACTGCTAATGTAGTCGTAGCGCATGAGAATTGGCCATCAGTGCCAGTTATTACAACAGTAGTACGCGTAACTTGTAAACTTGTGCTACCACTTACTATCGCACCAATAAGATCACCATCGACATATAGAGTAGAAGTACTTGCAACCGTACCTAACGAAGTTGACGGAGTCACTGTTCCTGTACCGGCACTAGGATAGCTTAACTGAGACACAATGCCGCTAACTACAGCAGACGTTGCAGTTTGCCAAGTATTAACAGTATAACTAGTTCCAGTAGTCGGAGTTCCGGTTGCTGATTGATTAAGTGTATAAGTTCCAGTACCGCCGATGCCTGTACTCAATGCCGAAATATATGTTCCTACAGTAACGCCTGTTCCTGTAATAACCATTCCGACTCTAATAGTCCCTGATGAAATTGCTGTTACTGTTAATACAGTCGTTGATATAGTTGCAGTAAATAATGCAGAGTTAACTGCTGTAATAAAGGTATTGCTAGCAATTGTTGTGCTAGTTACTACTCCGCCTACTACCGGTGTACCAGTAGCAGTACCGGTCATTGATAATACATTAGAACTAATAAATCCTGCAGTGTTACTAAATGTAGTAACAGTCGGTGAACTTACTGCAACTGATGACACGTTGTATGGTGCTATATTAGTAACATTAATAGTTGCTCCGATTGCAAATGGTACTTGTGTGTTAGTAGGTAATTGTAACACTGTAATAGTTGCAGTGGTGCCAGTACCAGTAACGCTGGTTATTATCATGCTAGTATTAAAGTTTATAGTTGTTGCTCCGATTGCAGTTGCAACGCTGTTTGTACCAGTATATGTCTTACTCGATTCTTTAGGATTTTGTACAACAAGATAATTAGTTGTTGATAATTGTATAACATTTTCAACTATTACAATTAAATTTTGTGGTCCCCATACTGCATTATTTTGTACAGTAATCGGCGGTGCTGGAGATAATGGACCAAAAAGGGTCGTTACACCATCGCCTGAACCTAAATTCTGTTGGGTAATCTGAGTTGCTTCTTTAAATCTTAAGCTGCGCCATGCGCCGGCTTGGTATAATTCAACTTCACCATTAGTTGCAACATCAGTGTTATACCGTAGCATACCATTTGTCGGCGATGCTGGTCGTTGTGCAGTAGTACCACTTGGTAATGTTAAGTTATTAGTAGTAGTCATAACGATAGAATCGTCAGCATTAATGTTTAGTCGTTGATCGTAAGGTGCTCTACGATTTAAAACTTGTTTTCTTAAATATCTCATGTTATACCGCCAATGTACTTACAGTAGCTGTAATATTACTCAACGAATCTGTTTTAGCAACTAATGTATCGCCGTTGGCTAACACTAATTTTTCTTGATCAAAAGACACAGTTTCACCAGCCGGGATAGGTAATCCATTAACAATTAATGTATTGTTACCTACTACGCCGCCACTAGGAACTGCATAAACATAAAGTAATGATTGATTCAATGCAGGAGTTGCTGTTACATACGCGGATGTATTACAAAATATAACAGTAGTTATGGCATTATTGCCAGTACTAGAATAAATTGTTGTATTTGCAGATGTTACTGCAGTATTTGAAATTGCCATTTTTAATCCTTAGAAAAGCATACTAAGCAATAATGCTCTATTTTTAGCTACTAGTTCATCATTGACTGTGCTGTTTATAAAATATAATCCGCTATTACCTGCACCAATTGTAGCTGATGCATAAATTTTTGTTTTGTTTGCAGTTGCGCTAGGTGCAGTTTTATTATCAAGTGTAAGTATTGCGTCAACTTCTAATTCTGATCCAGATAATGGAGTAACTGTATTAACATTAAAACCAGTCGATGTAAATGTTGCAACCGATGTACTACTTATCGACGCGGTAATAATCGATGACCCTGCTAGCATTTTAGCAGTAGTAGTATGTAAATTATCAACATCGGCCATGCCCGAAGTTGCTGCTACGTAACTAGTAATATATTTACGATTTGGAATAGTGTTGTCTGATCCAGCAGCTACATTAGCTGCATATTGGGTTGCATCCATATTAGATAACGAAACTATACCGCTGTTAGAATTTTGTAAATTAACAGTTAAATTAACTGAGGTACCGGTAATTGCATCGCATGTTAGCGTGCCAAGTGACATACTTGCTAGTGCAGTCAGCAGCCCATTATCGCTAATAGTACGACAAATGAAGTTACCTGCAGAACCTGCAGGTGAGTCATCAAACACTATTTGAGCATCATCATATGTGCCACGGCTAATGTTTATACCTGATACATAGTTTAGTGTTGAACTAATACCATTTCCGGTATTACCATGATTTAACCGGATTAAATTATCAGTAATATTTAAATCGGTTGAATTTACAGTGGTTGCAGTACCTTGCAGTACAAGACTACCTGATATAGTAACTGTATCAGCATTTAACAAAATTTGGCCAGTTGGTTTAACTTGTATTATGTAATCGCCGGTACTAACTTTTAATATTTTTGACATAAATTATCCTTAAAAAGGAGGGCTAGTTAGCCCTCCATTATGTAATATTAACCGTTATCGATTTTTACAGTTAAATTTAATGTTGGAGTATTAAATGTCCATTGTACTGCTTGCGGAGATCCGTTGACTAATGGAAATTGTGTACCAGTGTTAGGAACTATTATAACTTTATGAGCAGTTAATTTAGTAACCCAGTATGTACCACCTACACTGTCAGTAGCGTTAATAGTCATATCACCAACTTGTGTAGCAATACTAGATTTTAATGTTGCAACAATAGGAGTTCCGCTTGTATCGGATGTGTTAATTTTATAACGATTTTTTGCAACTTGTTTAACAATATCAGCTTGTTTAACACCTGAACCGGTATATGCTTGGGCAATAATTGCAGGTTCTGGATTATCACCTGTTCCAACTGCATTAGTATTTGCAACAGGTGTTGTCATTACAACAGTACCAACCACTACACCACCTGCATTGTTAGCAAGAGTTGTAGTCGGAACAGTAGTTGTATAACCAGATCCAGTGTCTGTAATTAACACTTCTTTAGCACGGTATGTAAGTGTTAACACTACTCCTGCACCACTGCCACCAGTAGTAGTTGTTGATGTTAATGCTTGGAAACTACCACGAGATGCTCCAGTGCCTGTAAAGTTTACAGATGCTACTGCACTACCTGATAATGTAGCAACATACGCAGTTGCGGTGCCGCCCGAAGTTGTTATAGTAAGTAAATCACCAATCACATATGTACCGGTTTGTGTACCACTTACTGCAGCAGTCCACGCTTCAGATGTAATTGTTGCAGCAGGTACTACACCACCTAACAAATTAGGTGTACCTGAAAACGAAATTGTTGGGCGTGAAGTATATGAACCAGCAGTTGTTACTGGTACGCTAGCTACGCCTTTACCGCCGATACCATCATCAGCAGTTGTGCTTGTTGAACCGGTGTTACGGTTACCAAAATATTTTTTATTTAATGGACGTCCCATTTGATTTCTCCTTTGACGTTTTATGTCATACGCAGCGGGTCACTGCATAAGGCCACAGTCGCGGCACTTATTTGACAAAGTATTTATCCATAGGTAATACGTATACCGATTTGTTTCACATATACCAAATCTCGATGAGGATAAACTTGATTGCTTCTAAAACTAAACACTATGCCAAACGACGGATCTGCTACATCTGCACTTGTTAATGTGTCTGCGCCCCACATAAAGTCAGCTGCACCATAAATATTATAATTACCAATTATTGGTAACAACGGACTATTGTCGCCTGTATACATATTACTTTGTACAGGATCAACCGGACTGGCCTGATTATCACCTATTAATTCGTTGTTTAATATAAGTTGGATTAGTAAATCTTCAACTCTAGCTAATCGATTCATATCTAATAAAAATTCTATACCTAGTACCGGTAAATTAGGATCCGGTATATTAAGATTAGTGCACCATAACTCATTAGTATTACTGAGATATTTTTCCATCCATAATCCGCTAATGGTATACAGTGGATATTTAGTAACAGCTGGAGTATCTGCAGATATCATTGCAATGTCGTTCCATTCGATAGAATGTTCTTGTGCAACACTGTTAAATGTAGTAACTTGATTAATTGTTGTAGGATTATAGAATTGAGTAGTCATGATGTATTTATCATAAAAAAGGGCTCCTAAGAGCCCTTTATATAAAATAAAGTTAAGTTTAAATTAACTAAATCTAACGTTGCTGTTATTAATACCAACACGACCTAAATAATCAGCTGCATTACCTAAAGATGATGCAGTGTTAGAAAGTTCAACATAACCATAACGTGTCATAAATGATACAACTGGTTCAAATGTTGATGGATCTAAAACAACGCCTGAAGACATCAAAGGAATGTAAGGGCAATAAAATGCAGGTGCATCTGATTCTGAACCACCTTTGTAGCCAATCAAAATTGATGTGCTGTCTTGTGCATAGCTGTTTACATAAACTTTTAATGAATTGTTTAAAGTACCTACAAATTTTGTATTTGTTGGAGCTTCAAAAGTACCTTCAGTTGTACGAGCAAATGCTGAAGTTGTAGCTGATTGCAAAATTGTTAATGCAAATGGTGATACAACAGCATAGTTGCCAGCGCCACGACGTGTACGTTGTGCAATCAAGTTAGAAACACGATTAATTTGAACAGCTAATGCAGCATGTTCGTCACCTACGAATGTAGCTGTACCTGATACTGCAGCTTGATCATATGATAAAACATCTGAACCGGCTAATGTTAATAATGATTGGATAATTTCTTGATCAATCTCAGCAGTAATTTCTTGAGCCAATGCAGCCATAATTTCTGCTTCAACGTCAATGCCTTGTTGTGATTGTGCATCTTGTGCAGATTCAAATGTCCAACGAGCACTCAATTTACGAGTTTTCGCTTCAACAGTTTGTTTCAAGATTTGGATGCTCATTCTTTTTCCAGCTTGGCCTTCCAAAGTTGCTGTAGATGCAGCTTTAGCAGTAGCAGAATCATTACCTGAATAAGCTTCTGCAATTTTGAATGGGCTCAATGCTTCTTCGCCTGCTAATACATTAGTACCGTTGTCTGCGTAACGTACACGCAAAGTATGGATTTGACCAACAGGGCCAGTCATTGGTTGTACGCCAACTAATTCGTTAGCAATAACGGTTGGCATAACACGACGGATTACTGGTAAAATCACGCGGTTTAAAGTTGCAACGTTGCCAGCAGAGGTAGCACCAGCTGTTGGACTTTCAATCAAATACCGACGGGTATTTTCAAGGGTTACGCCCATTACTGATTTTTTTGTACCTGACAAGCCTTCTAAAAGTGCTTGTTTAGTTTCTGCCCAACGGCCATTAAGTAGTTCTGACATTTAAATTCTCCTAAATCTTATAGTCCAGCGAGGCGGCGGATATCGATAATGTTCGATTCATCTTCGCTGCTACGGGTGGTGTTGGAAATTTTATTTCCGGTTATTTCTTTAGCTTCAACAAGAGCCTGTCTTTTTTGTGGTGCTTTACCAGAAATTACAGCTGGTAAATATTTTTCAAAACTTTCATTAAGTTTTGAAGTTTTAACACTCGTCATCAATTCACCCATGATTGCACGTTGCTCTGCATTAAGCGGAGATAACAATTCGTTCATGACTGCTTTTCTTTCTTGCGATTCTTTTAACATCGCAATTTCTGCTTGTTTGCTTTCTAATATTCTTTCAGCTTTGATAACTGCGTGAGCAGCTTCATTGATGGCTAAATCTTTCATGTCTATGACTTTGAGCAATTTTGCAGTTTCTGACTTATCATTCAAGTAACTTGCTTGGTATTCAGAAGCAAATGCTTCAAATAATTTACGTCCAAAATCTGTGCGACGAGCTGATTCAATGTCTTCTTTAAGTGAAGTAATTTCAGACTGCAAAGTTTGTCCTACTACACTTTCGACCATTGTTGCTGCGCGTTGTACAAATTGTTGTTTTACTCGTTTAATTTCTTGACGACCTTCACGAACTAGACGAACTTTTGATTCGGCTAAATCCTGTTTGTCTTTATAAAACTCTGTAATTTCTTGAGCAAGAGCTTCTACTACGAAATGTTCCAATGTGCTAAATTTGTTAGCCATTGCCATTTGATCTTCATGCAACTCTTTAACTTCCGACGCTAATTGATGTGATACGAATTTATTCACAACTTTTGCACTTTCGGTCATTTTTCTAGCAAATTTAATTTTCATTTCTGCTAAATGTTTGCGATCATCAACAAATTCGCCAAGTTCACTAGCAAGTTGTTCAGAAATCATACGATCTACTGCTTCAACCATTGTGTTCTTGTCATGCTCGTATTTCTGAGCAAATTCTTCTCGTAGTTGTTGAGAAACTAATTCACGGTTTTCGACGATACGTCTTTCCCATGCGTTCTCAATTGACTCTTTGATCTCTTCCGAAACCACATTGTTTTCAAATAAAGTTTTTAATGCATCCAACATGTGATTCTCCTTTACTATTGGAGTCCGTTTATTATATTTAATAAACTTTCTTTGAGGTATTTTTGCGCTTTTGGATCTCCTCTAACTTCTTCCGCTATGCGAAAGGAATTAAGACCACCTTTTGAATTCATCAGGTGTTCATAAATCGGTGTAGGGTAAGCTCCAGGCGCACTAGGTTGAGCTACCATATCGACTGTGATAATCTCAAAATCCGATACTTCACCATTACCGCTATCGCTAACGTTGCCGGATCCGCGTGAACTAACTCCGAGCTTCACACCACTTTCTAACATAGTGCGAATAAGATGTCCCATTGGTGTAGGTAATATTTTAAGTTTACCATAACCATTAGGACCTTCCATCCACATGTTAGTTATCATGTGTGACACTCGGTCTAAGTTTATTTTTAGATCATCTGGGTGATCTACTTCTCCGAGAACCGAATAACCATTTTGAATCTGATCATTAAGGGTTTTAACCGCTTTACTGATCTCGCTCACAGGATATACACGTTGATTTGCATTACGGATGCCACCTTGTATACAAATACCACTCATATACAAGTTCTTTCCTTCTTTCTCATCAGATTCAACGATCATTTGCGCTTCAGTGAAGCTAAGGTTTTCTCGGAGATGTAACATAATTTATTTTCTGCCTGGAATTAAACTTTTTGTGTTTGCAGCTTTTTCACTAGTGCCTTTTCTTTCAGTACCGTGACCTGCAGCTACTTTTTGTAACTTAGGAGCTTTTGCGTTGCCGGGAACGTTTTGGTTTCCGCCATCCATTTTAGTTGTTGTAGGTTTTAACAAACCTTTTCCAGTGCCTTCGCCAGTTGCAGTGCCACCAAATTTAGGAGCTACACCGCCCATGTCGTTGTATTTGGCTTTATTAAACAAACTTGTGTTGTTATCGCCGTCATGACCGTGTTTTGGTAATGCAACTTTGTTTACATATTCAAACATGCTTTGGAATTCGTTTTCTTCTTTGCCAAACATAGGTGCTGCCGATTCTTCTTCGTCACCAAACATGTTATCTTCTTCTTCGTCACTTCCAAACATGTCAGCATGTTCTGGTTCATCTTCTTCACCGGCTAACAATTGTTCAAATTCTGATTTTAATTCGTCTAATGCATCTTCTAAATCCATTACGCGATCTTCAATATCGCCATCTTCTTCGTCACCGAACGAATCATCATCACCTCCGAACATGTCGTCGTCTTCTTCGTCGCCTTCTTCACTGTCGTCTGAATCATCTTCGTCGCTAGCAGAATCATCATCACCGAAGTCATCTTCATCTTCATCATCGCCAAATGTTGGTTCGTCTTCGTCATCAGATTCAAATTCTTCTGCTAACAATTGTTCGTAAATTTCACGAGATTTTGCTACTACGATATTGTGAAAAATATCTTTTGCTGATTCATGATCTTCATTGATCAACGCCTCAAGCATGGCTTCAAATTTGGTACGGTCAGTCATGTTAATCTCCTGTGATAATTATTTTTATACAAGGCTGTCTTATATTTACACTACTTATAACAATTAGTGTAATATTAGGGGCAAAATGGTGTTTTTTGAATATTTTATACTGCCGGGGCAACCGGAGTTGAATACATTGTGTGAACAAATGATAATTCAACTTCTTGTTCTAAAATATGAGCTTCACTGCTCTTACGTAGTTCATTTATTTGCCTAAGTGACAATCGTGTTTTACGAGAGTCTGATCGATGCATTACCGATTTGTCATTTTCGGAATTATATCGCATATCATTTGCAACATGTCTTGTATTAGGGTCTATGTAAAAAAGTTCTCTGAGTATCATGAATATATTTATCCCATTGGCGATGCAGCACCTGGCATCGGTGCTGCAGGCATACCGCCAGCGCCCATTCCCATATCTGCTCCCATTCCCATATCTGCAGGAACTGACATATTGCCTGCAGCTCCCATATCACCTTCAATGCCTGCTGCAGATAATCCGGCACTACGAAGTTCTCCAGCAGAATCAGTATGAGTAGGTTGTCCTTTTCCTTGCTCTTCACCCCACAATCTTTCGTTTTCAGCAACCTCATCGTCATTTAAACCTAAGAATCGTTTAAGTGCAAATCGTTTACTCATATACGGAACTGCTTGTATAGTATTAAATGTGTTAATTCTTTCAGAATCTAGCCCTGCTTGACGCGCACTGGCGAAGTTCATCGGCGGATTAAATGCTAATTCAAATAAGTTAGCATCAATGTTAAGTCCTCTTGAGAACATATACATTTTAAATTCATTTGTAAACACTTCTGTGATTAAACTTTGAAGCCGTTCACAATATTTGTTAAACCGCAACTCCTGAATATATGCTGTTCCTACACGACCGTCATTAAAACTTGCTTGAGAATCGTCAGCACCAGTCGGTAAGTAACTGCTAGGAATACGTAAACCACGGAATAACTTGTTTGTAAAGAATTTTAAATCGTCAATTTCACCTAAATTAGTTCCGCCAGGTAATGTATCAACTTTAGAACCGCGTCCTTCAGAAGTCTGTGGAAAGAAATAGTCCTCATTTATCGATAATGGGTTGTATGCGCTATCAATTACGTTCTGTCCTCCACCACTTTGACTAGGAATTCTACGCTGATGTATCTCATTTTTAACTCTTTCTACAAATGCCATAGCTAAATGGCTAGGCATATTACCCACGTCGATATGGAATACACGTCTTTCTGGTGCTCTTTGAATTCGATAAATTAATATAGCGTCTTCTAACAGTTCTTTTTGTTTATATACTTTAAAAATATGTTCCAATAAGCTATTACCAAATGGAAAATTGTTATCTAACCCTTCTGATAATGAAAGATGAACTACATGTTCAGCGTTAATTGCGTATTCTGTTTCAGCTAATCCGAATCTACTGCCGGAACTAGAACTAGGATATGGGCCAGATGCACCTTTTTGAGCACCCGGTGCACCCATATAACCAGCACCGGATGTCATTCCGCCACCGGATTGTCTAGGATTAATGTTAGGAGTAATTTGCGTAGCAATAAGATTTTCAAAATTCGGTGCTAAATCTTTAACAACATATTGTTCAGGTTTCTTGCCATTGCTCTCATTTACCATGATTTTAATAATTTTACTAGAATCAACCCAGTGCCATTTTTGAGTTTCGGGGTCTCTAATAAAGAATGCATCACCATATTTGAAAACGTTTCGCACTATTCGAAAAATCTTAGTATCAAATTGCTGTAGTTTATTCCATTGCTGTAAATATTCACCTAAAATGCGCACTTCAGAATTAGTAGCTTTACTATTCCATCTAACTGTAAATGGACTTTTACCATCTTTTAATTTTTGTGTGCAAAATTCAGCTAAAATATCTAATGCGGCATTAATTTCAGGGTCACTATCCATAACTTCATATTGTTGATATCGTTCAATACGATTTGGACTACCTGTATATACATCAGGTAAGTAACTTGAGTAGTTTGTTCTAGCAGGTCCTGCTTTTGAATTCTGATCAAAACTTGAAGGCTTTGATTCATAATCATTTTCAATAGGTGAAAAGTGTTTTCGCCATGACATATTTTAAATTCCTTTATTATTGTTACGAATGTAATCTATCTTGTGATAAACTTCGAGTTGCGCTAATTTGTTTTTGGCTATTAGTACTAATTTTATCAGTATGTTGTGCCATTTCTATCATATGTTTATTTAACTGCATCAATGCATCATGAAGATCTTTTAACGTAATTTCTTTTACCATCATTGTTGCTGGTTGTTCTTGTGGTTTAGGCGGTACTACTGGTGATTCCGGCGGTTTAACCTGTGCTGCCATTGCCCGTTGCATATCTGCAGGTGATAATTGCGCCTGCATAGTAGCCGGAGGTTTAATTTGAGACCGAGATTGTTTTAGTTCAGCATCTAATCTAGTATTAAACTCTTTAAATGTTTCAAGACCTCCTACATGCGGAGTTGCTTTAACTTCAGCGGTTGCAGGTTCTTTTTTAATGTTTTCTTTCAAATTAGGATTAGGTTTATACATTCCTGAATTCTTCTGACGATCAATCTCCTTATTTAATTCGCTATTTTCATCCGCTCTACGGGCAGCAATAGCTTCAGGAGTATTCATAGCTTTTAATCTAGCAGCATTTTCTTCAGGAGTTTCTTGTTTAACATCTTCATATTTTACATTTCCACTAGAAGCTGCAGGTTTATTAGATGATTTAAACATTCCAGATATTGATGAACCTAAATCTTCAAATACACTAGTAGCTTTTTCTTGAGAAACTTTGCCAGGAAACACTTGTGGTTCAATCGGTTTTTCTGGGGGTTCAGGAAGTTTTTTCTTTGCAGACTCCGGTCCATGTTCTGCCATAAATTTCTTTTCTGCCAATAATGCCTGTGATACTTGTAAAGATTTATGTTCATCATCTTTTTTGTTTTTAATAACTGCATTTTTAACAGATTCTTCACCGTGTTCTTTTAATCTGCCTTTTATTTTAATTAAATCTTCTTCGTACGATAGCGCAATCTTTGCAACTTCTTCTTTTTTCTTAGCTAATCGTTCGGCTGCTTCGGCTGACGGTTTAGTATTTGCTGCTTTCATTTCCTCAAAATCAAAAGATGCATTTTCTAATGCTTCTCTTTTCTTTATTAGTGCAGCACTAGCAGCAGATGGCCCTAATTTTTTCTCAGCGGCTTTGCTAGATTCACTAAGATCCATTTGTGCCATACCAATTTTAGAAAGATCACCACTTTTTAATGCTTGATTAAACTTAGCCATATTAGTTAAGCTTTCATTAAGTTTTGATACATCTGGCATTTTAGGTGGTTCAACTGCAATTTTTGGTTGTTGTTCTTTAGTAGCAGTTGCTTCTCTTTCTTTTTTCTCGTTAGCTAGTGTTTCTTCACGTGCTTTCTTTTCTTTTTCTGCTTCTAATGCTGCTTTTGGCGCAAATTGTGCTTGTTGAGCTTTGACAATTGGAAGATCA